CCGCATCAGGCGTCAGTCAGCAGCTCATCTCACACATCGAGACAGGGCAGCGCAGCCCGGCAGAGCTTGGGCTCGACCGCGCCAGGGCTATCGTTTCTGCGCTGGCGACGGCTGGCGCCGACTGTGACCTCGATGACGTCTTCCCGCCGGGGAGGGCGGTTGCATGAACCAGATCGCCATCGACTGGGAAGCCAACGCCCGCGAATCCGATCCCTGGACAAGCCACGCAGCAGCTGCGCGCGTGCGCGAATTCGCCAGCGGCCACATCGCCATCATTCTCGACTGCCTGCGCGAGCACGGGCCTGCTACGGCCGACGAGATCGCCAGTCGGGTTGGGTTGCTGTCGCATCAGGTCAATAAGCGGCTGAGCGATTGCCAGAAGCGCCAACTGGCGAGGCCGACGGGATTGTGCCGGTTGTCGGCGAGCAATCGGCTTGAGCGAGTGTGGGAGGTTGTTGCATGAGCAGTCTTGTCATAGACCCCGAGTTCAAAGCGCTGATTCCGCCGCTGCGACCCGATGAGCGTGCCGAGCTGGAGTTGAGCATTGCATTCAGTGGGTGTCGCGACCCGCTCACGGTGTGGGGCGATGTTCTTGTGGACGGACACAACCGCCACGAAATCTGCACACGGCTGGGGGTTCCGTTTGCTGTTGTGCAGATTCAGTTCAACGACCGCCTCGATGCGTTTATCTGGATTCGCAAAAATCAACTGACGCGCAGAAACCTAACGGACGACCAGCGCGCCATGAATTTTGAAGGCCTGCGGCGGCTTGAGAGTGAGAAGCTCAGGCGGGCGCGGGCCAAGGCGGGGGGGCAGCAGGGTGGGCGCGGGCGCGCAGCGGATAGCTTGTCGCACACTGTGTGCGACAAGCTATTTCAAGCTGACGCCACAGACGCAAAAGCATCAGAGAAAACACCCGGGCCGCGATCAAAGCCCGCCAAAGAACAAAAGCGTGACACACGCAATGAAGCTGCAAAGGCAGCAAATCTGCCTCGGCGAAAACTTTCCAAAGCCGCACTCGTCGTTGATGCCCGTCCAGACCTAGCCGACCAGGTGGAGCGGGGTGAAATCAAACTGGCCGACGCCGTTCGCCAGATCAAGCGCGCCGAAGTAATCGAAAAGCTAGAAAGCGTCGAGGCGCGCGAGCAAAAAGAGCTGGCAGGCGAGTACGACGTGATCGTTATTGACCCGCCATGGCCGATGCAGAAGATTGAGCGGGACGAGCGCCCGAATCAGTCGCAGTTTGACTACCCCGTAATGCAGGAAACCGAGCTGGCGGCGATGACGATGCCGGCCGCTCGTGACTGCCATATGTGGCTCTGGACGACGCACAAGTTCTTGCCGATGGCGTTGCGGCTTCTGGACGCCTGGGGGTTCAAATACGTTTGTACGTTCGTATGGCACAAGCCCGGCGGGTTCCAGCCAATCGGGCTGCCGCAATACAACTGCGAATTCGCGCTGTACGCGCGGAAAGGATCGCCAAAGTTCATAGACACCAAAGCATTCCCTGTTTGCTTTGAGGCGTCTCGAGGTGCGCATAGCGAGAAACCCGAAGAGTTATACGACGTGGTGCGCCGGGTCACTGCCGGTAGGCGCATCGATATATTCAACCGCAGAGCGATTGACCAGTTCGACGTGTGGGGGAAAGAGGCATGACCGGCTGGCAAAACGACAAAAAATGGGCCGACCAGTTTATGCCGCCGATAAAGCGGATTCTCGGGGAGCACCTGATAGGTGAGCCGCCAGTTGCAGAGGATCAAGAACGAAACACAGACCTCATGGTGCTTCGAATGGACGCTGTGCGGATCGGTTGCCGGATGCGGAAAGCCGACCAGTTGGAAAGATGTCCTAACTACGCCAACGAGTTCACCATTCGCACGGTTCGCCCGAGCGGAATGCAGACTGAACTGGCTAAGATTATTGCCGGATGGGGCGACTACTTTTTTTACGGCTTTGGACACTCGTCCGGCGCGGTTCATCCTTGGGCTCTCTGCGATCTTCGTGTTTTCCGGCTTTGGCACAGCGCGCAACTCGTTCGTGATCGTGGGCAAATGCCTGGCGTTGAAAAGGCAAATCACGACGGCTCAAGTGCGTTCCGCGTTTTTGAGTTCCGACACCTTCCGGCTGAGTTCCTAGCTGCTTCGTACGGTGTCGCAAGCAGGGAGGCCGCATGAAGTGGTTCAAAGTCCACGCCGAAATCATCAACGATCCCAAGATCCGCGCTTTGGCGTTTGAGGACCGCTGGCACTTCGTGGCCGTCATGGCGTTGACCGCAGACGGTACGCTGGACGAGCCAGCCGAGCTGCGGGACGAGCTGGTGTCTGTGGCTCTCGGCCTGCATGGAATCGACCTCGAGAAAGCAAAAGCCAGGCTGATGCGCCTGCGTTTGATCGGCGGCGACTGGAAGCCGATCCAGTGGGAAAAACGGCAGGCAAGCGCCGACCCAACCAGCGCCGAACGGCAGCGGCGGTGGAAGGAAAGCCGCGCACAATCAAAGGCATACGAAGACAACACCGTTAGTAACGCGTTACCTAACGGTGCAAGTAACGGACAGAAGAAGAAGGAGAAGAGAGAAGAAGAATTAGAAGAGACATCTTGCGATGTCTCGCGCGCCCGCAAAGCGCCTCGGTTTTCACCACCCACCGCCGAAGACGTAAACCGCTATTGCCGGGAGACCGGCCACCACATCGACGCCGAGCGCTTCATCGACCACTACGCATCAAACGGCTGGCGGGTTGGGAAAGTCCCGATGAAGTCGTGGCAGCACGCCGTGGCCGGCTGGTGGCGACGCGACCAGGACAAAGCCATCCCGCGCGGCGGCACCCGTGCGCGCTCCATCGCGGAAGACCTAACCGACCGGAGCTGGGCATGACCAAAGCAAAACCGCGAATTACGGACGCCGACGTCAAGCCGCCGCGCTTGATTGATTCCACCGACATCGCCGGAGACGTCGAGCGGTTTCTGGCAGCCGGCGGGAAGATTGACCGGCCACAGTTTCGGCAGGACCGGTGCGAAGTGTCAGCCGGTGATTCAGCGCGCACCAGGCGCAGGTGGCAGATCAATCAGATGCCGCCGGAGTTGCGAGAGTTTCAACAACGTGGGGGATCGAAGAAGTGAACGACAAAGTTTTCGTGAATGGCATGGTCGTAAAGCGCAACGACAACGCGCCGGAGTACGTGCTGGCGAACCTGTCCATCAAGCGCACCGACCTGATCGAGTTCCTGCGCCAGCAGGACAGCGACTGGCTGAACGTGGCGCTGAAGCGTGCCAAGTCCGGCAAGTGCTACGCCGAGCTGGATACGTGGAAGCCGACGGAGAAGTTGGCTGACGTTGCGCGCGGGCCGGCAGCTGCTGCGCCTGACGACGAAATCCCGTTCTGAGCACCGACAAATGGCCGCGCCAGCACGCCATGGACATCGCCAACCTGCCGACGCGGGAGATGCGTGCGGAAGCGTTGGCACGCGTGCCTGCGCATTGGCGCGAGCTTGTCCAGTCGCACGTCATCAACGCGTTCCGGCTGCGGGCCGTACAGCGTGAAAGCCATCTTCGTGAAGAGTCACGACGGCTTGCGGCCAGCCAGCGACGAAGCCGTGCGGGTTCTCGCCCGGTATCGCGCCGGTGACGAAGTGCTGCTCGAGCATAAGCGCGGGCGTAGCGCCGCAAACCACCGCCGTTTCTTCGCGTTTGTGTCCACCACGTTCGACTGGCAAGACGTCTACGACGAGATCGAGATCTGGCGGAAAGTGCTGGAAATCGCTGCCGGCCACTTCGACCTGGTCATCGACAAGCACGGCGAGACGCACTACTGGCCGCGGTCGATTGCTTGGGACGAGCTGGACGAAGACGAATTTCGCGCACTGTTTTCCAAAGTCGTGAACGCGTACCTGGGGCGGTTCGGCGCCGGGCTGAACGACGCGCAGATCAATCTCGTCGTGGGGTTCTGATGACACCGCAACCGCCAAACATGTGCCCGTTCTGTTTCGAGACGTTCGCATCCGCCATCTCGGCCGCAGAGCACCGCGTCGGTAATCCGCGCCGGTGCCTGACACCTGACGAACTGGTCAAAGCGGGAATGCGCAAAGACCGCCTCGGCGTCTGGAAGCGTCTGCGCCGATGAAGCATTCCGAAGACGACATCCAGCGGCAGCTGATGGCGTGGATGCGGCGCACGTACCCAAAGCACGCCGACTGGATGCATCACAGTCCAAACGGTGGGCAGCGCAATGCGGCTACGGGCGCACGACTGAAAGCCGCAGGCACCCGGCGCGGGTTCCCGGATCTGTGCTGGTACACGCGTCGCGGCGAGTTCAGCGGGCTGGCCATTGAGCTGAAAGCACCCGGCGGGCGCGTGACGCCGGAGCAGACGGCATGGCTGGATCATCTGGCGGCTGAGGGCTGGCTGACGGCGCTCTGCTTCGGGCTGGAAGCCGCGCAGCAAACCATCGTGTCCTACGAGAGGCTGGGGGAGCCATGACGACCAGGGGAATCTCGCTGCGCCGAAAAGACACGCTGGTGCCTGCGCTCCCATCGGACGCGTTGCGTGCCGATCTGCCGGTTGCGCGGCGGGACACCATCCTGCAGGCGCTCGAGGTGCTGAAGCTCGAAGCCACCGATGTCACGCTGACCCGCTCCGAGCGGCGCGAGCTGCGGGGGCGCATCAACAAGCTGCGCAACCTGCTTGGGTGGCCCGCGCTGTGAGCATCACCCACCTCGAGGCGCACATTTTGGTCAGCGAGTGGGCTGCGGCCGAACTCCACGAAGTGCGTGAAGTGTGGTATCCCGCCGTCGCGCCCGGCTTCGTAGACCACCAGTCTGGCTATCGCCAGCTCGCAACTGCAACAACGCGAGACGCGCGCATTGAGGCCACGGGCTGGATCATGTGGGTGCTGTTGGCCAACAAGCCGCTGCACCACAACACGCTGAAACGGCACTACCTCGACGGCAGACCAGTGGGCGGCAGGGCGCGCCGAGCTGCACTGGATGCATTCGCGCGAGCGCAAGCCGCGTGGGTGGCGACGCTGGAAGAGCCGCCGGAGACTTTCGACTAAAAACGAACAGGTCACCCGTTCACTGCTGGCTCCCGCAGTGTTGACATATGCCCGACGAACTGCGCCCGCAATTTGTCCTCGGTCCTCCAATTGCCCGGCTTTCACGCCGGGCTTTTTTTTGGTCGCACACCATGGACGTTGTAGAGCTCATCAAGCGCCACGAAGGCTACAGCCAGTCGGTATATCGCTGCACGGCTGGCCGGCAGACCATCGGCTTCGGCCGCAACCTCGACGACGTCGGCATCAGCCGCGAGGAAGCCGAATGGCTTCTCAAGCGCGACATCGAGCGCGCTATCGGCAGCCTGCGCACTGAACCCTATTGGCTCGATCTGTCGGAAGTTCGGCAGGCCGTGCTGATAGACATGGTTTTCAATCTTGGCTGGGCTGGCTTCGCCAAGTTCGCACGCCTGCGCATGGCGCTTGGGCGTGGTGACTGGGATGTGGCATCAAACGAAATGCGCGCCAGCCTCTGGTTCAAGCAGGTGGGCGTTCGTTCTCAGCGGCTTTGCGTGATGATGCAGACAGGGCTCTGGCCCCGGTCCTGATGGCCCGCGACTACGATTTCGACGCGCTTTTGAGCGTCGCCGACACGGATTCCCAGCGCAAAAAGATCGAAGCCGTGCGCAAGTTCGGCGTGTCGCAAGGTGCGCGCGAACTGAAAATCACACGGCGCGCCATGCAGATGGTGCTGCAGCGTCTCGTCCGACTGGCTGCCAGGCGCGGGCTTTCGGTCCAGCACGACATGACTCACGCAGTTCCGGCTGAGTACGAGGTGCGGGGAGTCTCGACGCTGTACAACGCCGAGGGCAAAGTTAGCCAGCAGTGGGTGAAGTCCCGGCTGCGGGATGACGACGCGGCGCGGGCGATGCGGGAAGCCATCGAGGAGATGGCCGCAGAGCACCGTGGCACTGCTAAGCCGGTGAAAGCGCCGGCCAGAAGCATGGCGGGCCTGCTGTCGGTCTATCCCATGGGCGACCCGCATATCGGTGCCTATGCCTGGGCTGCCGAAGCCGGCGAAGACTTTGACGTGAACATTGCCCGGCAGGATCTGCTCGCAGCAGCTGGCCGACTGGTGGACGTGGCGCCGCCATCTGAGCGTGCGCTGATCGTCAATTTGGGCGACTTCTTCCACGCCGACAGCCTGTCCCAGCTGACCAAGTCCGGCCACAAGCTGGACGTGGACACGCGCTGGCCTCGAGTCCTACGGCTCGGCTGCCATCTGATGGTGGATCTGATCACTCTGGCACTGCGCAAGCACGCCAAAGTGGAAGTGATCAACGCCATCGGCAACCACGACGACCACTCGTCGATCATGCTGTCGGCATTTCTGGAAGCATGGTTCCACGCTGAGCCTCGGGTGCTAGTGCATCCGACGGCATCCAAATTCCACTACGTGACGCACGGCCGCTGCCTTATCGGTGTCACCCACGGCGACACGGTGAAGCACGCGGCGCTCGGTGAGCTGATGGCATCCGACCGGCCGGAAGACTGGGGAAAGACCAGTCATCGGTACTGGTATACCGGCCACATCCACCACACCAGTAAGACGGAACTTCGCGGCGTGGTCGTCGAGTCGTTCCGCACGCTCGCGGCTCGGGATGCCTGGCACACCGCCTCGGGCTACCGCTCAGGCCGCGATATGTACGTGATTGTTCTGGACGCCATGCACGGCGAAGTTGAACGGCACCGCTGCGACATCAGGCAGGTGAGAGATGGCAACACTTAAGCCCATCAAAAGCCGCCGGCAGGCTGATGTCGAGGTCGTGAAGTTGCGGTGCAACTGTGGCGACCAAAGCTGGCATTTCCGAATAACTCTGGTCGGCAATCAGGTCACAGCGGAATGCGCTGAATGCCTAGCCGACTGGGGGCCATTTTTCGTTTCACCCGTTCAACCCGTGAGACAAGACGATGAGCCAAGCTGAACCGAAAAAGATGCGTAAGAGCCGCACAATGTGGGCGGCTATCGCAACTGCCGCAATCGGCGCCGCACTCACCGCAGCGCCCGAGGCCATGCCGCAAGCCGCGACCGGCCCCGGCCTGATTCTGATCGCCGCGATCAATGCCGCGCTGCGCGTTTTGACCTCTCAGCCGGTCAAGTAATCGTGGATACAGAGGCGATCGTTGCCGGCCTAGTCATGGCCGTGCTGGTGTCCATTGTCACCGGCGCCATTGCCGGGAACGTGGCCAGCCAAAGAACGATTGCGGCACTGATTGTTCACATCGACTACCTGCGGTCGCACATCGACCGCCACGAAGAAACCATCTCACGAGCCCACCGTCGCATCGACGATCTCGAAAAGCGTTGAGGATTGAACCATGTCCGCGATGAGCGATTACCTCGAAAACAAACTGATTGACCTGACCCTGCGCGGCCAGGCGTTCACCGCGCCGGCTACTCTGTACTTCGGCCTGCATACCGGCGCCACGACGGACGCAGGCGGCGGCACCGAGGTGACCGGCGGCAGCTACGCTCGCGTGGCAGTTACGGCCAGCTTGGCGAACTTTGCCGGCACGCAGGCCGCGGCTAGCACGACCGCATCGAGCGGAACCGGCGGCGTGACCAGTAACAACGGCAGCATCACGTTTCCCGCGCCGACCGCGAACTGGGGCACGGTCACACACTGGTCCGTTTGGGACGCCAGCACGAGCGGCAACATGCTTTTCCACGGCGCGCTGACCACCAGCAAAACGATCAACAACGGCGACGCAGCGCCGAGCTTCGCAGCCGCCGCGCTCGTCCTGACGTTCGCTTGAGCTGAGACATGGCTGACAACTTCCCGCAAACGCCAGG